GTGTAGGTGGCTTCCAACACGTGACCGTAGTCTCGAAAGTTGTTAAGCCTCTGCATGAATTCTCATAACACAGGAAGTGGAGCAACTATCAATACATCGTCGCCACTAATCAAGATAGTAACGAGATCGCGATTGTGAGGTGACACGAACTGACGAAGTTCAGTCACGACACACAACGCTGCAAGAACAGTGTTTCCTAAGTATGTGGCAGGAGAACCACTACCGCGTGATGCTGGCACTCGTGATGTAACGTAGCCATCTCGAGTCTTAGCGCCGGCTTTCACGTTTGATGATTCAATAGCGTTATACCATTCAACGTATTGATGGTATGTCTTAGGTAACATGCTCTTGTAAACTCGACTTTCAAGGTTTATGTGTTTAGGTGAAATACTACTATCAAATTTCTCGAAGTCTCCAGAAAAGAAATAACAGTCCGGACAGTTGTCAATAGCTTCCTGAAACATAGTTCCAATTTCTTCTCGAGTTTTACCTCCGACAAATCTGACATTAAAGCCAGACCAATTCATCGGATGTTGTGTTGCTTTCTTAATCGAAACCAACATTGGACCCAAGATTGATTGAATCTGTGTTGCATAGGTAGTTACTAAACGTCCAGCACTTTCCTTAAACTTGTTCAAGACGAAATCAGGTTTCACAAAATGACTACGAGCTGCTACATTAAGTCTGGGTATGTAGTGAGTAAATTCACGGTCAGCCATCAATTTCTTGACTTTGGACCAAACTCTACTCTCTAACCATTCTCCAAAATCCATAAGCACATCAACTTTGAGTTTAAGTGAGTTTGCAGTATGTCGCAAACGGTTTTCACCATCCTCAGTCATTAACGGTCTCAATCTACACTGTCTAGTTAATAATGCGTCTTTCAAATTGTCAGCAGTGTTTTCACAAAACTGAAATTTGCTAGGTACGTAGGGTGCGATAGCATAAATTTTCCTGGTAGTGAAGTTGTACACATCGCGAACAATGCGCACACTCGCACCAGGTTTCAATTCAACAGCTTTACAGACAGTTGAAATGATTGTGCTACCTACCTCAACACCTAAAGAAGCAGTTTCACTAACAGAAGTAAACCAAGAGCTAACGCAATTGCGGACGATGCTCTTAAACTTTTCACGCCACGAAGGTTCACGCAGGGTAAGTGCAATGCGTAAGTTTTCCAAGTCGTGGTGTGAAGCAAGTTTGTGCTCGGTTTTGAACTTCCCAAACAAATACAAAAGAAAAGGTTTTGTTTGTACCAGCCGTTGCCATCCAGGAGCCCAATCTCTACTTGTAGCGTCACAAATCTTCATCACTGTGTTCAAACTAATTGATTTGTCAATTCGTGCCTTTCTGATCTGATTCATAAGAATATGAACTAGATGAGTAGGATAAGAATTTTCAAATTGAGCATAATCACAGCGAGAAGGTTCGTATACGTAATACCCACCATCAACCATACTGACAAACTTGTAGTTCTTACCACTGGCACATGAGTAAGGCAATGACATGCCAGTAGCAATATGATACAAGTTGTCTTTCACAATATCAACTTCGGAAAAGAAGTCATACGTGATATGGTGTATAGGAATAGGTGTAACAAGCCAAGATTTTCGATCTGGGATAGAACTCAAAGAAACTAAAGGATAATGGTACTTGACATGATGAAGAACAACCCTCGAAAAATACTCTTCACGGTTCAAAGATTCTACGACGCACGTGGGCTCGTATGTCTCTGATGCTCGAGAGAGATGAGAAGATGTGTACTTGTCTATGCCAGG